GAAACGGCCCGCAAGATGATCAGGTATGGGCACATTGGTGTGTTGGTAGATGCACCACCTGCTGGCACCATGGGCCGACCATATTGGGTGACATATACGCCACGTGACATCCTCGGCTGGCGGTCAGAGCTGGTTGATGGCGCACAGCGGCTGACCATGCTGCGATTAGCTGAAAAGGTTACGGAGCCTGACGGCGAATTCGGCGAGAAGGTTGTCGATCAGATCCGGGTGCTGACGCCTGGTGAATTCAAGATCTACCAACGCAAAGAGAAAGGCGACTTCGAGATCACAGATGAAGGCACCACCAGCACCACCGAGATCCCATTTAGTGTGGCATATGCCAACCGGGTCAATTTCCTTGAATCGCGGCCACCGCTTGAAGATATTGCGGAGCTAAACCTCAAGGCATATCAAGTCCAATCTGACCTAGACAACCAGCTGCACATTTCGGCCGTGCCGATGCTGGCATTTTTCGGATTCCCATCTGCTGCTGAGGAAGTAAGTGCTGGTCCAGGTGAGGCCATTGCATTCCCAGCAGAGGGCCGTGCTGAATATATCGAGCCTGCAGGCAACAGCTTTGATGCGCAGTTCAAGCGGCTAGAACAAATCGAGCAACAGATCAACGACCTAGGTCTGGCGGCAGTGCTGGGTCAGAAGCTGTCAGCCGAGACTGCCGAAGCTAAGCGGATCGACCGCAGCCAAGGCGATTCGACAATGATGGCGATTGCTCAACAAATGCAGGACATGATCGACAACTGCCTGCGATTTCACGGTGAATTTCTGCAAGACACACAGCCTGGCAGCTGCTACATCAACCGTGATTTCCTGGGTCAAAGGCTCGATGCACCTGATATTGCTGCACTACTGCAACTATATACGGCCGGCACTATCACGCAAAAGACGCTGCTAGATCGGCTGGCTGATGGCGAGATCCTAGGCGATGAATTTGAAGTCGAGGAAGAATTGGAGGCCACACAGCTTGACGGACTGGCAGCAGAGCCCGATGTACCGCAAGTGACGCCTGATCAAGACGAATCCGTTCTGCCTGAGTGATGACTAGTGAGCACGCCGACTGTACTGTTCCGTAATGCCATCGACCTGAATAGGTACAGCAACAACGTATCTAGACGACTGGTCGAATCATACAACCGCACTATTCTGGAATCGCTGCGCGAGTTGGACGTGTTGGGCGTCGAGAACCCAACCTACCGGGCTGTTCGGCTACGGTCGATATTGGCACAGCTCAAAGAATCATTGGATGGATGGTCTACTGAAAGCTTGGACCTTCTGGCTGAAGAGCTGACCGGGCTTGCTGAGATCCAATCGACACAGGCTGCTGCCAACTTGCGGAATGTATTGCCACGCGGCATGCGCGATGCGGTCAACACAGTCGAGATCAGCCCTCAATTTGCCCGCTCTGTGGTCACGACTGATCCGCTTGACACTGGAGTGGCGGTGCTTAGCGACGAGCTAAGAGATGTACCTGCCGCATTCAGTTTGACGGCAAGGCAAGGTGCTGTGATCACGCTGCCTGGTGGTGGCACCGTGCAAAAGGCATTTCGAGGACTAGCAGAGCAAAATGCTGCTAGATACGGACAGATCATTCGCGATGGATTACTAACTGGCGAGACCACCGACCAGATAGTCAGGAGATTGACGGGTACACTGCGGTTTGGACAGCGAGCTAGATCTGCACGACAGCAAGCACAGGCAGGCGGGCAAGTGACCAGCCTGGCGAATCGGCAGGTAATGGCACTGGTGCGAACGACCATCAATCAAGTGTCGACTGCAGCCAGTCGGGCTACCTACGAAGCCAACCGCAGCATCACACCTAAATATCAATATGTGGCCACGCTTGACAGCCGCACATCACCAATCTGCCGTGAGCTTGATGGTCAGGAGTTCCCGTATGGCGAAGGTCCGACACCACCACAGCATTTCAACTGCAGATCTACCATCGTGCCGGTTGTAGATTTCGAGGCGCTGGGACTGCCCAAGCCACCTGAAGGCATGCGAGCTAGTGCGAAAGGGCAAGTGCCAGCCGACATGACATACGGCGAGTGGATCTACAGCATGCGCAATACAGATGAAGGCCGAGAAGAAATCAAAGCAGCATTCAAGACCAAAGCGCCATATTTCATGCATATGGCTAAGAAATTTGGGCCGAACCAGGCGATGCGCAAATTCTTGAGGGATGACGGGTCTGAAGTAACATTGGATGTACTTCGCAGACGGTACCCCAGTGTCTGAGATGCACTCAAAATACAAATTCACGCATCAAGGTGAGGCAGCACCCGCTTGCCCGCCGACCAAACCGGCAGCTAAGAAAAAAGCTGCAAAGAAAACCACTACCGAGGACGAGTGATGCCCAGCTACAAAGGACCCAAGAAACCGCCCCAATCCAAAATGGGTGGCAAAAAGAAGCCTATCAAGAAAAAATGAAAAAAGGCACCCGAGTAAGCTGGATGTACCAGGGCAAGCGCACCTTTGGTGTCGTGACAGGCTCAGGTGGCAAACGTGCCAGCATCAAGACCAAATCGGGTGGCACCGTCACGCGTGTGGGCTCTGATGATGATCCGGTGATCCGCATCAAGTCAGAGTCTACTGGAAATGCCGTACTCAAAAAGAAATCTGAGTTACGTGCTGCACCAAAGCGTAAGTGAAGTAAAGTAGATACGCAATCAACCCTGCGGGTTATTCATGGCCGAAGAACAGATCCAAGAGGCTGCGCCGACTGGTGACACTCCCGATGTAGATGGGCTCAAGAATAGCGTTTCAGCACTTGAGAAAAAGAACAGCGAACTGATCGCCGAGCTTAGAGCTGCCAAAGCTAAAGCACCCAAGCTGCCTGAAGGCGTCAATGTTGATGAGCTGCTGGAATTCAAGCGCAAGACTGAACAGGCGGAACTTGAATCGCAGGGCAAATATACAGAGGCACGGCAGGCTCTGGAGCAGCAATTTCGAGATGCCACGGCAGAAAAGGATCAACGTATCGCCGAGCTAGAAGCCCGTGTGCGGGAGCTTGAGCTGATCACACCTGCTGTCAGTGCATTGGCAGATGTGGTGCACGATCCAGACATGATCCTCAAAACCAAACTCAATAGCAGTCAGATCGAGCGTGAATCTGACGGCTCTGTAGTGGTGGTCGATGGCTACCAACGCACACCCGTAGCCGAATGGGCAAAAACGCTGCCTGCATGGATGCAAAAAGCACCTCAGCCACAAGGTGGCGGTGCACCAGTCGGCAGGGCAGCAGGTGAGATCCCGCCAGGCACAAAAAATCCATTCGAGCAAGGGCCGAATTTCAATCTCACCGAGCAGTCACGGCTATTCAGGACAGATCGGGCGCTTTATGACCGATTGAAGGCTGCCGCAGGGCGCTAAAGTGTACACGAACGTTTGATACGGCTGCGCCGTTCAAGCCAGGGCTGCGCCCACCACACCGTAAACCATTCTTGAGGATCAGTCATGGCGACTCTTCGCTCTGACATTATCATCCCCGAGGTATTTACGCCGTACGTCATCGAGCAAACCACACAGCGTGATGCCTTCTTGGCTTCCGGTGTGGTGCAGCCTATGGCCGAGCTGAATGCCACCGAGGGCGGTGATTTCGTCAAAGTTCCTTTCTACAAGGCAAATCTGTCTGGTGATTTCGAAGTGCTGTCTGACAGCTCTTCACTGACACCTGGCAAAATCACTGCTGATCAACAGATCGGCGTAATCCTGCACCGTGGTCGCGCTTTCGAATCTCGTGATCTGGCTGCGCTTGCAGCTGGCTCCGACCCGATGGCCGCCATTGGCAGCAAAATTGCTGACTACGTGGCGCATCAGCGTCAAAAGGATCTGGTCAGCTGCTTGACCGGTGCTTTTGGCAGCCTAAATGCTAACGACAGCAATTCTGCGCTGTTCAATTTGTGCATCGATTCTGAGTCTGGTGATTCACCCACCACTCTGAGCCCCCGCACTGTGGCTAAAGCTCGTGCACTGCTGGGTGACCAGGGCGATAAGCTGACCGCCGTGGCTATCCACAGCAACGTTTACTATGATCTCGTTGAGCGCAACGCGATTCAGTACGTATCCACTGAGGATGCACGTGGTACCACCACCACCCAATCTGGTGGCGACCTCAGCAATGCCTTTGGCAACCCTGAAGTGCCGACCTTTATGGGCCTGCGCGTGATCGTTTCTGATGATGTGCAGACCACTGGCTCTGGTTCTTCAACTGAATACGGATCGTTCTTCTTCACTGCAGGCGCAGTCGCATCTGGTGAACAGATGGGAATGCAAACTGAGGTGGACCGGGACATCCTCGCGAAGTCCGACGCAATGTCCTTGGACCTTCACTATGTCTACCACCCGGTAGGCCTGAAGTGGGGTGTCTCAACCACCAACCCGACCCGCTCTCAGCTTGAGACTGTGGGCAACTGGTCGAAGGTGTACGAAACCAAGAACATTGGCATCGTTCGGGCCACCAACGTCAGCAACCAAGACTGAGGTAACTAACGATGGCATCAATCTTTGAAGCAACAGCGGGCAAACTTGTAGGCCCGACCGTTGGCACGTCTGTCACCCAGTCGACCAACAAAAGCACCGGCGTGACCGCAAACACGGCATCCGGTGTAATCACCATGAACAATGCTGCACTGGCTGCTGCCGCTGAAGTGTCGTTCACCGTGACCAATAGCGAAGTTTCCGCTACCGATGTGGTGGTGGTGAACCACGCATCAGGTGGAACCGCCGGTTCCTACCTGGTGCAGGCTAACACTCTGGCTGCAGGATCTTTCAAGATCACTGTTGCCAACGTGTCGGCTGGTTCGCTATCT